ACCGACCGACACCGTCAGGTACCGGTCATCCTGAATCTTCTGGATGGCGTCCGGCTCGGTGATCGACAGGCCCAGCTCGCAGAAGCCGAGGCCCGCGTAGTCGGCGCGGGGCTGCAGGCGGTCGACGATCCAGTCGATCGACTTGTAGAGGTCCATGCGGCCGCCGGTCGAATCATAGAAGATCGTCCTCTTCAGATTCGGGTAGCCCTGCACATACTTGTAGCTCTCGTCGATGTAGCGGGCGGTGGCCACGCGCCCGAGCGGATCCGACTCGATGTCGTGCCGCACCAGCACCGGTTTTGCAGGGCGCCCCTTGAGGCACCAGGTATGCGCCGAGTGCTGCATGCGGTCCGGACGGTAAAAGCGCATGTTGCCGTTGATGATTCCGCTGTGCGTGGCAGCGACGGTCACCATCAGGCGGTGCCCGGACTCGGACGTGGAGTCCTTGCACTCGAACAGGTACTTTTTGTTTTCGACGTTCGCGGCCGTCAAGGTCACGAAGTCGCGCATCCGGAGACGGGGCATCAGAAGAGTGATTTTATTTGCCGAGGTCTTGCTTGGGGCCGGCGGCGGCCGCGGCGATCGCCTGCACGGGCGTGGGGTTGCCGGGTATGTTCAGCATCTGAATTGCCTGCTGCAGAGGCACCTTGATTTGCTGCGAGAACGGATTGGTCTTGACGGGCGGCCGGCGGGAGGGGAACGAAGTAGGCTTCATTTTTTTGAATTCGCAAAAGAGACTGCTTACGGCCCTGGGTAGTATATGGAGCGTGCGCAATCCGGAACTGGACTTCGTTTCCGCGCTTCAGGCGGCTTCCGTCAGCGCTTCCGGCTCGTCTTCGAGCGGGCTGTCGACGGCCGCCTGGATGCGGACCCAGAGGTCGTCGGCGTCTTCGGCCCGGTCGATAAAGCTCAGGATGCGTTCCCGCAGTTCGCTGTCGCCGGCCTCGAACTCGGCGAAGACCTCATCGATCGTCAAGCTTGGTGCCGCGCCGTCGCCGGTCGCCAGGCGGTCGTAGAGCACCCGGCTCAAGTCCTCGCGCGAGGTCTTGGCTTTGTGCGGATCATGGTTGGTGCCGTACTGGTTCGACGGCTGCGTCATGGTCTTGGCGACTTTGCCCGCGGCCTTTGCCGTCTTGGTTTCGCCCGCCGGCTTCGCCTTGGCCTTTTTGCGTTTCGCCGGGCTCTTGCCCGAGGCTTTCAACTTCGCCATACGCTCTTCGTGCTGGGCGTGGAACTCGTTCTCGACCATGGTGTGACGGTTAAAGTGGAGCCCCTGCTCTTCCTCCGGCATGAGTGGCTTGCGCTTGAGCGCGCGCCGCAGTTCGTCATGGGTGATGGCCTGGTTGTTGTAGCTGTTGGCTGCGTGGGTCTCCATCTTGATCTGGTTGTCCGGATCGAGCTCGTGGAATTCGAGCACGATGTCGTGCACCGCGTTCTGGAGGGAGAGATGAAAGGGCGCCTCGCTAAACAGGTCCTTCAGCACGAACATGCGGAACTGCTGCACAAACCAGGCGAGATCGGCCTTGATTGCGTCTTTGAGGTTCTGGCTGACGTTGTCGGCGCCCGACTTGGTGGCGTCGGTCTCGCCCATGTCGACCGAAGAGACCTGCAGGCCGGTGAAGACGCGCTTCTTATAGTGCTCGGCGACCGGCATGTAGTCGGCGCCCTGCTTGCCGATGCCCACGCAATCGACCGACACGCGTTCGTCGGTGACCAGCACGCCTTCCTTCGGCATGCTTTGGATGTACGCCCGGTACATGTCGACTTCCGAAGTCCCGTCGGGCAGGTACTCGCAGGGAGCTTTTTCACTGCCGATCTTGACGTGCAACAGCGGGAACAGGTGCTGCATGAGCAGCAGCTCGACGTTCTCTTCGAGCCGGCGTAGCGCGTAGATGTCGTCGCGCACCGGCCACAGGCGCGGCGTGCCGAACAGGTGGCCCGGCTTGCGGTTCCAATAAAAATGGACGACGTCGGCGATGTCGTAGTCTTTGAACGGCCGGCCATCGCCGAAGAAACGCCGCCACTTGATCACTTGCCCGTAGCCGTCGAGATAAGGATGGATGGTCTGCGGTGGGACGATCACGTAGCCAGCGATGGGAGTCTTGTTGCCGTTCTTCTCGTTGGCGACGCCGCCCGAAGCGGCCGCGTCGCGGATCTTGACCAGGATGCAGTTGGAGCAGACCAGCAGGTTCCACAGAATGTCTTTGAGGAAATTCTCGATCGGCTGGCCCGACACGTAGCTCATCTGGGCGAAGCGACGCTCGATGTATTCGACGAAGTTGCGGTTCTCGCCGCTTACCGTAAAGCCGTTGCGGAACATCAGCGAGTGCTTGCGGGCGAGCGCCGTCGCCACATAGCTCTCGGTGTCGACGATGGTGTACGGCTCGAGCAGATCGTACTCCGGCTCGATGATGCCGTGCCAGCCCCAGTAGCCTGAGAGCAGGTCGGTTTCGGCCTCTACCTTCTTTTTGTATTTGGTGTGGACGGTGTAGCCGAGCGAGGACTGCAGCGTCTGCTTGGGCCGGGTCTTGGGCCGCGGCGCGTCGGTGTAGTCCGACTGGTTGAACGTCCGCCAGGGCATCGAGTCGAAGTCGGTGCGGCTGCCGATGCCGGCGGTGACGGGAGGCGGGAGGTTGCGGAAGCTGGGGGCGCGGTCGCTCGTCTTGCCCTGCCGGTTGAAACTCTCGAGCCGGGAGAGACGCAGCGTGCGCAGTTCCTCCGGGGTCATGACGGGACTCTCCGGGCGTTCGTTGGGATCCATGTTTTTAGGCGGTCAGCGGGTTGACCGGAACCGTGAAGCATTGCGAGGCGTTGACTTCGGTCGAGCCGCCCGCGACGAGTTGCGTCTCGACATTCGGGGGCGGCGGGGTGAGCTTGGGCGCGCTAAGGACAATCTTGTCGCCGGACAGCGCGATCGCCTGCTGGCCGGTCTGGTTGACGGAGTCGACGATCATACCGAGTTGGCTTCCGGCGGCAAGCGGCTGGGCGCCCAGGCCGCCGCCTGTCATCATGTTTAGCTGCGTCAGGATCGAGTTCGAGATCGTGATGAGCGCGGTGAGGGCACGCATCGACTGCAGGGTTTCGAGGCGATCGCCCGAGCCGCCCAGGCTGCGGTCCATGACGCGGAACATGGAGCGCTGGACGCGGGTCGATTCGCTGCGGGTCTTGTTGATGGCCCAGGAAAGATGGGCAGTCACCTGGCCGAGCGCGTGCGGCACCGCCGCCAGCTCTTTGAGCGCCGCCGGCTGTTGCTGGGGCCGCGAGCGTTTGCCGGTGATCTGCTGGCGCACCGAGCCGGTCAACCCGCCGTCGACGAGCCACGCCACCTGGTTCACGTCGCGGGCGATCTCGCTGAGCAGGCGGCCGAGCGAATTGACGACCGCGAGCGCCGGACTGACGGCTTTCTGCACCAGGCGGTCGAGCAGCGTTGCGAACTTGCCGACTTCGCCCATGAGCCGCGGCAGCACCAGCCACACCAGGCTCTTGCGGATCGATTTGAGCGAGGGCTTGTGCTCGAGCGCCATGAGAGTGGTGAGCATGGCCACGGCCTTCGAGAGCAGCATCACCGGCTGGGTGATGAACCTGTTGTTGACCGACTGGATGTCGGTGTAGACTTTGTCGATGCCGCCCACCAAGTCATAGGTCTTGGCGTAGTAGACGCCCCAGACGTCGAGCCGCTGGTTGGTGCCGGCGGCGAGAGCGGGGCTGACGTCGGCTTTGGTATCGGCAGGATCGGCGAGCGCGGCCGCGAGGACCGGAGCCGATCCGGACGCAGCGGGGGATGCCGCCAGGATGGGGGTCACAGCGGCGCCCGGTGCCGGACCGGGCAGCGTGCCATCCGCTCCGGGATACTTGGCGAACGCGTTTCGCAACGCCTCGAAAATCACCTGGTCTCCGCCGAGGCCACGGATCAACGGTACCGTCTGCGGCAGAAAGTCGAGGCGGTCGGTCAGGGCGTCTTCGAAATGGTTGATGACCGTCTGGACATCGGCCCGGGCAAGCGGCGAGACATGGTAAGGGGAATCCCCGCCGGCGGCCGCGAGAGCCATATCGGCGCGCAGCATGCCCATTTCTGCGTCAACCAGGTGGCAGTACATGGGCACGCTGATGCCGGGCGGCGGGTTGCCGGGGTAGATGCGCCCGAGCGCCCGCAGCACTTCCGGATGGAGGGCGGGATCGACTGCGACGGTGACGGCGCCGGCCCGTTCGGCGATGATGACGGCGAGGTACCGGGCAGTGTCGCGCAGGGTCTCGAGTCGCGCCATGAGTGCGCGGGCGGCGCGCCCCGCGACCGGCAGGCCGTCGGGGCCGAGGCCGGTGTCGGCGGTGGCCGCCTGGCTCGCGGGCACGGCCGCGGCGAGCGCCAGCGTCTCCGGAGGGCGGTAGCGAAACTGGATGGGCTCAAATGCCATAGGGTCTCGTCAGATTTCGAGCGCTCCGTCGAGCGCTTCGGTGTTGAGAATCTCTTCCGGGTGCAGCACGATGGCCGCGAAGCCCAGGACTTGGAGCAGGTAAGTTCCGACCTGGCCGAGGCCCGGCTGGTCGACGAGTTTGGGAAGCAGCAGCTTGTTCAGCGTGAGGTCGGGCTGGATCGCCGCCATGGGCCCGGACAACTGCATGGGATTGGCTTTCGAGTAGCGGCCGATGAGGTCTCCCCAATCCCTCAAGCCCAGGAAGTCCTGTTTCAGCAGGCCGAGGATGGCGGCGTACTGGATCTTCTGGCGGTCTTGCCAGTCCTTCGCCTTCTCGGTAAAGGCCACGGTCACGGGCCGATCCCATTCGGCCAGCGCCGACGCGGCCATCAGGTCTTGTTGGCTCATTTCAGCGGCCCAGCGGCCAGCCTCCTCCCCGCGGATTGCGCGGGGCGCCGCGCGAACGGAACGCGGCGGTGCGGGAACCTGGACCGGGTCCCGAAGGTGTTGCGGGGCGGCCCGCCGGCTGCCGTCCGCCGTTGGGATAGACGAATCCGCCGTTGCGCGCGAGCCAGGCGAGGCGCGCCGCCGGGGCCACCGGTCTGTCGGTTTGCGACACGGTACGCGAGGGTATGCCGGCTGACTGGCGGATGAGATCGCGGGCCGCGGGCGGGGTTGCGCCCTTCACTGTTGCGGGCGACTGCGTGCCGATTCCCGGAGCAAAGGCGACGCCCGCCGAGAGCGGCCGCGGCTTTCGCTCGAGCAGGCCGTATTTCATCTCCACGGCGAGCAGCGCGAGCATCAGCGCGTCGAGGTCGTGGTCGCCGACCCGCGAGTCATAGGTGTTGGCGAAGCCGTGAAGCGACCAGGTCTTGACGCGGTAGGCGCGGAACTGCTCTTCCAAAACGATGTCGCTGTCCGAAAACTCGAACAGGCCTTTCTCGAGGCACATCACAGCGCCCTCGACGAGGAAGGGCTTGGTGCGGCGCTCGACCACGTTCTCGTCGCTGTTGATGTACTTCGGATTGGTGACGCGAGGCACCAGGGCGTTGGTCTCGATCGTCGCGCCGAAGTCGATGACCTTGATGTCCTTGAGCCGGCGGTCGACTGAGTTGTCAGCCTGGGCGCCGCGCTTGCGCAGCAGCTCGTCCTGCACGAAGCCGAAGCCCGCGTCGATGTAGATGGCCTCGCACTCCCACTTGCGGTTGAGCTCCGCGATCTTGTCGATGGAAGCCTCGGTCGAGGAATCGACCGTGGCGGCGTCGACCGCCCGCCGGATGCCGGTCGCCGGGTCGTAGCCAACGATGCGGATGCGGGGTCCGGTCCCGCGGCCGTTCCAGTCGACCGCCGAACTCGGCCAGCCATTCATGCAAGTAGTTGTCTTCGGTGCGGGCCTCGCGCCGGCAGACCTCTTCGTTGAGCGACTCGGTGCCCCAGTCTGGGTGGACCGTGATCGGGAAGTAGAACTCGCGGTAATCCTGGAACTGGGTGCACATGGCCCAGAAGGTTCCGCGCTTGCCAGTGGGCGTCGAGGCGCCGTGAAACTCGGTCTCCTTGAAGCGCCGCAGCAGCGGCATGATGGCGCCGTAGTCGCCCTCGTTGAGCAGGTCCTGCTCGTCGAGCCGGATGCGCCGCGGCGACTGGGTGCGGACGGTGGCGGCCTGCTTGCCCGAATCCGCGCCGGTGGTGAAGATAGCGATCGTCGAGCCGTTGAGGAACTGGATGAGGTAGTAGGGCTGCTGCTGGCGCTTGGCTACCGAGGCCGCGAGCTCCGGGTCGCTGTCGATGTGCTGGCAGATGTCGTCGTACCACTTCTTGGCCTGCGCCTTGGCGGGACAGGCGATGAGTAGTGGATGGTTCTTGCGCGTCGAGGAGACGTGCAGCTCTTCGATGCAGCCGATGGAAGTCTTACCGGTGCCTCGGCCCGCGCGGTCGATCTTGCGGCGCGCTGTGCAGCGCAGGATCTCGGACTGGTACCAGCGGGCTTCGAACGGCCGCATCTCGCCATCGGCGTCGGGGAGGCGAATGTGGCGCGACGCCCAGAACGACGGGTCGAGCAGCTCGCGGGCCTCTTCGTAGGTGAGTCCCGCCTGCTCCGCCAGATCTCGGATCTCGGGCTCCTCGTAGATGCCCTTGCACATGATGCCGAACGGCTTGCCGGGGAACTTCTCGCGGTAGCGCTCCTGGCAGGCGATGCAGACGGGATGCTGTAGGCGCGCCGCGAGGCCTGGATCGGCGAGCGATCCGTCCTCGAGCGTGTTGCGCTTCGAGACGAGCGAGATGAACTGCGGGTCGGTCACAGGAGAGATCGGTTAGTTATTGGGGAACACCGTTACAGAGACCCAGCCGCCGGTCGGATTCACGACCTCGATCTTGATCTGGGCGCCGGCGAGATCGACGAACTCGAGGTTGCCGGCGTACAGGTCGGCGTGTCCGAAACCCACATTGGCCTGGCTCCAGACGAGTGT